CACACAGCCGCCATCAAACCCTTGCTGTTCACGGTATTCATAGTAATGCGCTGCAAGCATCAGAACCGCTTGTGCCAAATCCGCAGGCACCTCGCCCCAGGTCGCGCCCAAACCAGCGGTGAAATCAAACTCGATCACGCCCTTGGCCGTCGCATAGTCCTTTTCATAAAGCGCAAGACAGTCTTCGCCATCACTTAGGGAAAAGCGTGCCACATCTAGGTCGGTCGCCACCCCATCTTTATCGCGAATGCGCACCGCATTGAGGGCGACAACAGGGGCCATCAACAAACGATATGGCCCATACGCAGGACGTGTTGAAAAAATCTGACGAAAATCACGTGTTAAAATGGCTTTGCCAATGCGCGCCTCTATGGATGCAAGGGCCGCATTCAAAAAGCCCTCTAAAACCGCATCTTGCACCTCTTGCCCTTCAAGGCCAGTGCCGAGGCGCAAGTGGTCCTTGAACGCGTCAAGCGGCAAAACAAGATCGGCCCTATTGGTAAGTTCAATCACCTTCATGAAGGGTCTCCGTTCATAGTCGTAAACGATTGGGATGCGCATCGGGCCAAACACTCTTTTGGCAAAGGACCAACAGCTGAACAGCATCTAGCCCCATCATGCGCACCCCGCCTAAGGGCCACGCGGCCCTTACTGCGTCGCGGTGGTTTAGGCCGCGAATTTCAACACTTTGATTGCGTTGAAGTCGGTCACATCTCCGCCAATGCGTTTTGTTGCATAGAAAAGAACATGCGGTTTGGCGCTAAACGGGTCACGCATGATACGCAGATCTGGGCGCTCTGCGATCGTGTAGCCTGCATTAAAATCACCAAAGGCGATCGCTGGGGACCAGTCATCAATATCTGGCATATCTTCGGAAATAAGCACAGGATACCCCAAAAGACGTGCAGGCTGATCGGACGCAAGGCTATCGGACCAAAGGAAACGCCCATCCGCATCGCGCAATTTACGCACACGGCCTGCGGTTTTGGAATTCATCACAAAGGTACCATTTGCACGGTACTGCGCCCCAAGGGCATAGACCAAGTCAACCAAAGCCCCTGCGGGGTTCGTCGCCTCAAAGTCACCCGCCGCGCCAGAACGCACGTGGCCGATTTTACCCCATGTTTCAGAGCCTGCTTCGACTGTTTCGTATGTGAGGAACCCCGTGGGTTTATCCACACCATCCCCTGACACAAACGCCGCGCCTTCGGAACGGGCGAATTTATCCGCAATACGATCCGCAAGCCAGTTTTCAATGTCAAACGCACTGTCATCCAAAAGGCGCTGGGATGCTTTGGGAAGGGCGCAAAGTTCGTGCAATGTAATCGACACACGATCAATTTGCGGCGTTCCTGTTTCGGCCATCGTGCTCGCTTCTGTCGCCCATCCTGCGCCGATATCTGCATGATCAACCAGAACATCATAAGACGTCGCATCCACGTTCACGACTTGGGCAATCGAGCGAATAGACGCCGCGCTGCGCAGGCTGCTTTTGATTGTGTCTGATGTGGCTGGATCAACAAGATAGCCACCATCCGCCGCAACTGCGCTCACCATGCCTTTGCCTTTAAGTTCAAGACCACGCAGCGCATCGTCATCACCATTGCGGATATAGGCGTCAAAGGCCGATTTGTGACTTGTGTCCACATCATAAGCACGGGACAAAGCGGGGCGCATCGGCGCCAGTGTTTTTTGATCTAGCATCGTCTGAGGATCACTTTCTTTGGTAGGTTTTAGATTTATTCTGGACTTGAGTTCACTGATTTCATTTGTAAATTCATCCATCGCAGATTTGAGATCAGACACAGTTTCACTGGCCCGATCCATTGAACCGGTGCTTTGCATGGTCAATTCCTTCTTATGTTATGTTAGAGCGTTGCGATTCGACGCGTGGCATCACGAATGCAATTCACAATATCCAATTCCATATCAGCCACTTGCGCATCTTTTTTTGTGTGATTTATCCGCGCTGTTTCAAGCATGGGAAAGGTCACAAGAGAGACTTCCCAAAGATCAAGTTCTTGAAGCATACGACCGCCATGTGCCGATTTTGTTGCGCGTTTTGTACGATAACCAATCGACAAACCATCCAATGCACCAGCCTTGATAAGCGCAAGCGCCTCTCGACCTTTTTCAACATTTTCAATGATGTACCCCTCGACATAAAGGCCGCGCGTATCCTCTTGCACGATATCCCAAACCCCAATCGGTTGCGCAGGATCATGCTGCCATAGCATCTTCACTTTGCCGCCACGCTCTTTTAAGTTTGCAAGAGCCAATTCATAGGCACCTTTGCAAACAATATCTCCACCGCGATCAACAACGTCAAACAGGCTCGCATAGCCTTCGATCACTCCATCATGGGCCACATGAAGGGGCTCTTCAAATCGACAGAATTTTGTTTCTATCATATCATTTTCCTTATATTGCAAGGACTTGCTGGACGGCTTGCGTTAAAATTACGCCAACCACGCCGTACATAGTCAACCAAAGCCGTTTTTCGAGCCGTTCGATCATCATTTCGATCCGATCCAAACGGCGGTTGAGCGTTTCAAACTGCAACTCGTTCAACTGTTCATGTGCCTCAAGCCGTAGCGCGGATGCACAATCGAATTTTTCAAACCCATAGCGTTTTGATCCGTCAGCCATCACGATTTCCCATCAATGGTGGCAATCCTAATAGAGCCCGTTTTTCGTCCGCATTGAGGAAGGACGCCTCGGACACCCGCCGCCACTGTGCTTCGCGTTCAACAGAAAGCGCGGGGATTTGATCAAGATCAGGTTTCAACGTGACATCCTCGCCTGACATTTCCGACAGCCACGTCGCCATTTGACCCAAAACACGGGCCGCCAAGGGCAATACAGTCAGGCGATAGAACGCGCGGTTTGCTTCTTGGTAATTGGCATAGGTCGCATCCCCTGGGATCCCCAAAAGCATCGGCGGAATACCAAAGGCAATCGCGATTTCCCGCGCTGCGGCCTCTTTGGTTTTCTGAAATTCCATGTCAGAGGGCGAAAATCCCATAGGTTTCCAATCAAGCCCCCCTTCGAGCAACATCGGACGCCCTGCATTTCGTGCGCCTTGGTGATTTGTCTCTAGCTCATTAACCAACCGGTCATATTGCGTTCCAGAGAGTTGGCCCGTGCCATCCGCCCCTGTCACCACAATCGCACCAGAGGGCCGTGCAGCATTGTCCAAAAGGGATTTAGACCAACGCGACGCCGAATTATGCACATCAATCGCCTGCGCCGCCGCTTGGATTGGCGATAGGCCATAATGATCATCAAGGGGATGAAAATTGCGAAAATGACAGATCGGCGCGTGCTCTGGCGTCATGTCAAAGCGTGCTTTGCGCCCTCCAACGGAATATTCATAGGCCACAGGCCACCCATCGGCGCCAGGGATCAAAGACATCCGATCCGACCGTAACACATGCAATTCTTGCGGAAGCGCACTGGCGACACCCGCGGCCTCAAGATACGCATTACCACTTAAGAGGAGCTGACCATAAAGGCTCTCAAGAAGTTCACCACGCCCTTGCGCCGAATTCGGACGACTCAAGAGGCATAGGATGGGATGCGTCTCGTAGCGTTCTTGTGCGTTTTGCAAAACAAAAGGCACAGATGCCGCCGCCTCTGCGATCAATTTAACCGCACGAAAGCCAACGGGATTTTGGTTGAACCCGTTTTTGATCATAGAGCCCGTATCACGCGGGCTCCATGCGACGCGGCCGCTAGATTGAGAGGCGATAACTGGCCCTGCGGCGCTTGCCTTGGTTTCTTGGGGCGTCGCTTTGGGTGTTTTTCGAAATAGGTCAAAGACCGCCATTCAGCTTCTCCTTCAATCGCTTTGGACACATGTTTTCGCGTCGTTGAAGGCACTATCGCTTATTCTTATTAACAGCCGTTAAGAGTTGCGTGCGCGACTCTCTGCACACTCTAGAGAACACGCATGCGCGGACCTGCTCCTGTGGCGGCAGGTTCGATCAATAAATCCCACAACGCCCACACAAGCGCATCGACGCGGTCAGGCGAGCCTTTGCCCTGAAACCCAGAGATCGTCATTGCCGCCATCTGATCCTCAAGTGCCGAAAGACCCCTCGCGTGTTTTACACGCCCCTGCTCATATAGCGCCGCTATAGGTTCGGCGCGTGCAGATTTTCCGCGCCGAGCCCGAACAGAACGCACAGCTAGGCTTGGATCTATTCCACGCAATACGGTTTCAATTAAATCCCCGCCTTGGTTAACCTCGATCACCACACGGTCTGCTTTCCATTGATGATAGGCATTGATCACTGCCTCGCCCCAACCATTTGGGCCAAGCCCCTGAATGCTCGCATCTTCAAGAACATACGCCCGCGCAGTGTGTGGGGCCTCAAGACCTGTGGCGCCAGCAACGATGATCCCGCATACATCCGAAGTTGCAGTTGCGCTGACCGGTGGATCAACCGCCACAACAATCCGATCAAACGCGCGTGGGATCCCATCACATTCAGCGTCAAATAGGCTCTTGGCGGGCCAGAGCGCCCCAACCGCATCTATAACCAATTCTCCTTCGATTTCTTGTCGCCCAAGGCGCGTCCCTGCATAGCGGCTTTCGATTTCTGCTAAAAAACTCGCTGCTAGATTTGCGCGATTGGCGGATGTCGGAGCACGTGTGATGACGGTACTAGGGAGCGCCATAAGGCGTTTAAGCACAGGCGCATTGCGCGGCGTGGTCGTCACACATACCCGTGGATCATCGCCCAGTCGCAACGCAAATTGCAGCATATCCCATGCGTCTTCGCCCTTTTTCCACTTGGCCAATTCATCCACCCAAGCCGCATCAAATTGTGGCCCGCGCAGGGCCTCGGGATCATTTGCAGAATAAACGGTCGCAGTGGCCCCGTTAGGCCAAACAAGCCGTCGCCGCCCTGCCTCCCACTTTGGGCGTCGATCAGGGGGACAACAGGCCAATATTCCACTATCGCCAAACACCATCACATCGCGTGTTTGCTCATAGGTCTCACCCACCAACGCCACACGTTGAGAACGACCACGGTCAAGGGGCATTGCCCCCTCGACCTCGCGGCGGACCCACTCGGCCCCTGCCCGCGTTTTACCAGCCCCACGGCCCCCGAGAATCAACCAAGCGCGCCAACTTCCCCCTGGAGGCAATTGGTGCGGATGCGCCCAAAACTCGACCAGATAAGGGAGCGCAAGGCGCTCTCCTTCTGTTAATTTGGCAAGGAACCTATCCTGAACAGCAGGCTTTTCTGAGGCGAGCCAAGCGGCAGCAAATTTCAGCATGGGCCTGTTCAAGGTGGATTGCATAGTCTCCGTCATAACCAGCCTGTTCCTTTTGAATGTTTGCGATCTCTTTCTCAGTTTCACGCACGGATTGTAACAATCGTCGCAACTCGCTGAGCAATTTTAAAACCTCCGCCGACGGGCCAATTTTCCCCGCGCGCAGTGTTTTACGATGACGTTGGATTTCCTGCTTGAACTCCGCCAGTTCTTGGCGAATTTCTTCTACCTCTTCTCGAAAAGCACCCGCTTTTGGATCGGATTTATTTAGGATCATAGGATCACCTTTTAATCGTTGACCCTTTGCCCATAAGAAAACCCTCATAGCATCTAACCATGAGGGTTTTGTTCAGCATGTCTTTAAACTACCATAAACCCATGCAAAATTCAAGTTTTTCAAGTGATTAAGCGCACCTATGCGTAAGGAACGCTTAACTATTCATTCGCTTTGCGTTCTTTTTCAATTTTCCGCCAATTCGCGACATTCGCGTTATGCTCAGCCAGTGTTTTGGCAAAAGCATGCCCTCCGGTACCATCGGCGACGAAATAGATGTACTCGGTCTGATCTGGGTTTAGCGCCGCCTCAATCGCAGCACGACCAGGGTTCGCAATCGGCGTTGGCGGCAAAGCAGGGATCACATAGGTATTATAAGGTGTGGGTCTTGCCAATTCACTTTGACGCAAACCGCGTCCAAGCGTGCCCTCACCTTTTGTTATGCCGTAGATCACGGTTGGATCTGTCTGCAAACGCATTTGTTTGTTCAAGCGATTGACAAAGACACTTGCCACTTGACGACGCTCGCTTGGAACACCGGTTTCCTTTTCCACGATTGACGCCAGAACAAGCGCCTCTTCCTTATTCGCCAGCGGCAAATCAGCTGCACGGTTTTCCCATGCATCATCC